TCATTCTTTAACCTCGTCAAAATCATCATATTCATTTGTAACATCAGCTTCCCAGCTATCCGAAAAATCTCTATTAGCAAACAATGCTGCAACACCGGTTATTTGTTTAAGCCTCAACAATTCATCTATACTCATGCCTATGTGTTTACAGATCCACCTATCACCTTTGCCCATCTCTACCAACTCTGCTACAATAGTACTCATCAACTCAACGTTATGTGTGCCTCTCGCCCTATTATGTCTAATCGTTGATGCCATGCGATCCTCTAATGTTTTATTAATCACAACTATAGGCAACATACCGCGTTCACGTTCATATATCCGTTTACTATTTTTTAAAATCAAATACCTATGAAACCCATCAACTACGATGTATTCGCCGTTTTCCTCATCATAATACGTGACAACTGGCTGAGTGTAGCCATCTTCCCATATCGAAGTTTCCAGCAATTCCATTTCTGGTGGTGCCACATTATTTGGATTATAATCATTGGCTTTTATTTTTTCTATCGGCACACACAGCACTTCATAAACTGGCGATTTAAAATTATTTTGTTTTTTTGGTTTTACTATTTTTAACATAAATTTTCCTTTGCTTATCTAATATTATTTTTTGTTCTGATATGTTTCTTATTTTTATATTATTAGTTTTCAATATTCTTTTCACTACATCCCATGAACATTTTAAAATAATTGCAATACTGTTAATACTTTTACCTTTTTTATATTCTTTTAATATAAACAATTCGTCTACTTTTTTAATTAATTTCTTAGAAATTGTTCGTATAATTTTATTATCTTTATATTTTAAACCTTTGTTCCAAGGAATATTTTTATTATTTATTTTAGTTAAACTAATTTTATTTTTTGTTTCTTCACTTAATTTTAAACCACGTCTTTTTAAACCTATTTTATTTTTTGTTTCTTTTGAATGTTTTATCTTTTGTTTTTTCCTAGCTTCTTTTATTTTATGTATAGATTGTTTTGTATGCTGCTTTCCAAACATTGGATGATTTTTACCACTTACACTATATGCTTTTTTCAAAATATTATATTTATTCTTAATTTTATCTAAATAATATTGTTCTCTGTTTTTAATATTTTTTGTAAATTCTATGACTTCAAATTTAAAAAATCGGTTACCATAATAATTATAAGCATATTGTAAATGTGAACAATGATGTTTGTTTCTACGAAGTTTTGAAAAATGAGAATTTTTTCTTTTGTTTAAGTCTAAACTACTCCCTATATAAACTTTATTATTTGATTCATTTCTTATTTGATATATTCCACTACTCATATAATCATCCTTTTAATTCATATTCGCCATCTTCATTATGGACTTCTTCACCAACCACAGGTGGATTAAACACACACAACAACACAACATCATCCAATGCTTTAAAAGTATGATCATCATTCTTATCCAATACATACAGAACATCAGGTTCTATTATATAAGCTGTCATAGTTGCCAAATCAGTCAACACACCTTTACCAGCTACACAATAACATGCTTCTAAATGATTTTTATAATGCCAGTGCTGCACATCGCCTGTTGGTATGCATGTTTTATGTAACGAAAATCCCATGTTGTCCTTTTCCACCAAAAATCTATAGCTTACGAATCCACCTTTTGGACAATGAACTTCATGTTTAGTATTTTTAATTTCACCCAATGATATGATTTTCATATAACAACTTTCAGATATTTTTGTATTTTTCCATTATAGATTTTTGTCTAATAGCCTGTTGTTTTGTTGGAGCTAATCCCATATATTTACAAACATGATCATTTTTTAAAATCGTCAACGCAAATCGTTTCCAGGACGCTACATCACTATTATGACAACTCAACATATCTAAATGATCTGGAAATTTTTTTATAATAACCCGTTTCAATGTTTTGTTACCATGAAGGGTATACCCATTCAAATGAAACCTAATCTTATATTGTTTCAATTCTCTTATAATTCGATTGGGCAATCCGCGTCCCACCCTGCCCCACACTTTAAACGATTGGATGAAACGCATCTTAAAATTTTCAGCCACCTCTTTCGGTAATGTATCCAATAAAAACTTAGTAAACGATTTCCAGGTATGCCCTTTCGGCAATTTAAAACTTCTATAATTTAGCTGCTTCCCATATGTTGCTAAAAAATTAGCACCATGTACACGAGCACACAATTTTGCCCACACATGCGGATCTATAACTCTATATAATCCAAGACTTGATTTAGACTCGCTCATAAATGGTGATGCTACACGCATGCTATGCACAGGAACACCTGCTTTATAAAAAACATCGTATAGCTCGTTATACTCCCATTCAAATTTTGCATTAGCGGTCCAAATATCCTCAGTTCTCCAATCATAAATAGGATAGCAATTATAGACATGTGTGCTATTTCGTTTAGTCCACATTTGATTTTTTAAAATCTGTTTTTTAGTATTCATAATGGCCCGATATCTATTTAAACTTTCGACAGCTCGAATACCAATTAAACATGCAGTGCGTTCACCATTTGAATACCATTCGCCAAACCCATCCCAAAATTCATTGTATACCATATTTTCTTTGAAAAATGTAAACTTATGATTGTCTATGTTAACAATATAATCTTGGGTAGGCATGGGCCGTACCCACTTCTGTTTATCCAGCACACCCCAACATTGCCAATCGACCGCATATGAACTAACTGTGCAAGGTAATGTTATTGGCAAACAACACCAATATATATCAAGATACTCCAAATTAGCATTCAATATTTTATGCATAAATTGCAATGAATATTCATAATTTGCTTCATTATCAAGTATCATAACCCCAATCTTCTTTTTGATTTTATGCTTTTTAATATACTCAAGCATCAAATTCAACATTGCACCACTATCTTTTCCACCAGAAAAAGAAACATATATACGTTTGAAATTTTTAAAAATAAAAGCAATACGTTCATTTACAGCACTATACACATTCTTTTTCTTATTATAACGACGCATAATACGGACTCACCTCCAAACATGCATTCATACTTTCCCCCGATAGTAATTAATCATATCTAAAATTATTTGATCAATGTTTTTAAATTTAATATTCATTTGCGGAAACAGTGAATGTATCTTTTCCATATCAGGAACCCGTCTTAACATATCTTCAAATCCTATACTGTATGCATCACAATATGAAATCATTTCAATCTCACTACAACCGCCACACCATTGTTTCACTCTCCATGCCAAATCTTTTATCATAATAGGATCGTAATTTCCTATATTATATGTACCGATTGCAGTATTATTTTTATTATTAAATATGTAATTATCTGTACATGAAGTTCTCATCAATTTTAAAATCAATTGCACGCAATCTTTTACGTACATAAAAGATCTTATTTGTTGACCATCACCATATACCGTAATCGGATTATTATTCAAAGCTTGTTCAATAAATTTTGGCAACACCATTCCATACTGTGAACTTTGTCGTTCTCCAACGATATTAAAAAATCTTGCGATAACAGCATTTACACTGTAAGTCTGTGTATAATCATTCACCAAAAATTCATCCATAGCTTTACTCTCTGCATATACCCATCTTGTTTTTGATGTATCGCCCATAATTCTATCGTCAGTTTCTTTCAATTTCCATTTATCATTTTTTCCATAAACTTCACTTGTTGACGAAAAAAATAATTTTACTTTATCTTTATAAAACGAATTCGCTATTGCTGCTAACAACAACTTTGTTTGATTTAAATTATTTTCTACACACCCCATTGGATCTTCCAAAACTTTCTTCACACCAACCGTAGCAGCTAGATGATATATTTCATCAAACACATATTTATGAAAATGTTCATCTATGAATTGTGAAACATCCATTTTTAAAAATTCATATCCACATTCAGATTGTACAACAATTGGCAAATTATCAAGACGACCAGTAGATAAATTATCTACAACAACAACTTCATCTCCACGATTTAATAATTCCTCTAATAAATGACTTCCAATAAATCCTGCGCCACCAGTAATCAAAACTTTCTTAAGCATTGTAAAACTCCTTTATCTTTTTACAAACATATTGTACTTCTATCATTGATATTCCATTTCCGATTGGCAATAACAGTCCATGCTCTTCAAATACATAACTAACAGTTGATTTACATATAACATATTCATCACTAAATATAAATTGATTCAACATAGATGGAAAAAATCTTCTTGTTTCAATACCCCAACCTTTTAAATACTGTTGCAATTCATCTCTTTTTTCATGTACAAATACTGGCATTAATGAATACGCAACATCCGTTGTATTAATTGGACATGTTAAAAAATCAAGCTGTTCCATAGCAAATAAATTCATATTATATTCTTTCACTAATTGTTTCCTATGACTTTTATATTCATCTATCGATTTTAATTGTAACCGTCCAATCGATGCATGTAAATCAGTCATCTTGCAATTCATCCCTAATTGCGTAACATAATAATGTTCACTAAGACCATGATTTCTAAATTTAATCAACCAATCATACACTTCGTCTGAATTTGTACAAATACATCCACCTTCACCTGTTGTTATGATTTTCCCAATGTGAAAACTAAAACAACATATATAAGATTCTGAGCCAATATATTTATTATTTACAGCACTACCAAAACTCTGGCAACCATCTTCAATAATCTTATCTTTATCATGTTCAATATCATTTATATCAATTCCATATCCGCCTAAATGAACCGGAACAATAACAATGGTATCCGCAACAATATCAGGGTCAGTGACCATCTCATATAATTTTTTATTTATCAAATTTGGCAAGATCAATCCTGTACTTGCACATGGTTCTATAAAATCGCAATCAAATCCTAATACATATGCAGGAGATGCAGATGCTATAAATGTCGATGCTGTGGTAACGACATTCTCTATACAAGCGAAATCATCAACACACAAATAACTCATCATTAATGCGGTTGTCCCGCTAGAAACACAAACAACATGCTTACATCCAATGTATGCTTTTATTTCTTGTTCAAATTGTTTAACTTCATTTCCTTGAGATATCCATCCACTATTAAATGTATGACATAATGCATTCAACATATCTTTATTTAAACATGGTCGTGTATATGGGACATTCATAATTCTGTTATCACACTTTCTTTCTTAGCATTCAATTCAACCTGAAAAACCTTATTAGCATGTTCTTTAAATTCTGGCTTATGTGTTACCATTATTATCTGCATCCCACTTATATCACATAGATATGTTAAAAACTCTGCTACATTCTCCAGATAATCCCGTGAAACGTTCCGGAATGGCTCATCACAGACCATCAGACGTGTTATCTTTTTAAACGCTAACAAGGTCACTACCTGTAAAAGAAAAGCTGTTACATCGACAATGCCGCCTCCGTGTGAATCTATTATATCACTAGCAAAAGCATCGTCATTAAAATTAGAATGCAACACAGGTTTTGCTGACATAACACCACGTTTGATTTCCATAATTAATTCAAATCTAAAATCTGGTCTATTGAATATTGTTCGCAATCCTTTTGTCACCAACGATTCAATTTTAACTTTGATTTCTTCTTTTTTCAATTCAACTAACGTTTGAAATACCTTCACACATTGATCGTGCAACAACTCTTCATTTAATAAAGTGTGTCGTTGTTTTTTATGTTCTATTAAAGAACCTTCGATGTTTTCAATCCTGCCCTTTAATGTAAACATAGTATCTCGCAATGTTCGCATACGATCAGATATATTCGTCAATTTCTGTTTCTGCATCATT